CTACCGCGATCTCCCTGGGCACGCCTTCCGACTCGATAACTTACGAGATCGATGTGGATCCCGTTGCTGGGAAGGCGACGATCAACGGGGTTGACTATTCCATCTCCATCCCCTCCGGAACGTCCAACAGTGCGACCGCGCTGCACGTTTACGGCGGCGGGGTGATCCTTTCCGACGGCGGGAGCTCTATCGGAGTCGCTGCGAACTACAACGCGAACGGCGACTGCATCAGCGCCGATTACGAGTATTACAAGATCTCAGCGCAGAACGGTGACGTCCAATGCGATGCCGTGACGCTTGTGGATATTTACAACGGGAATATAACCTTCTTCGACTTGGCGAACTTCACCTATCCAGCAACAACTCCCTATCACGTCTCCGTCGATGAATACGATCTCGCGGTTTATGAAGGTACTTATGGCGACTACCCGCTGTTCGATGACCAAACTCTCTTCCAGTGGGAGGTCCTCAACAATATCCGTTTTGCGTATGAGGTCCGGGATATCCCCGTTTATGGCTGGATCCCGATCTGCTCCAAGAGAGAGGCCCTGCACCAGCTGCTCTTTTCTCAGGGCGTGCTGCTGTTCAAGGACCAGAACGGCGCCTTGCTGTTCACGCCCCCCATTGAGTCCGTGGCCGGCGAGATCTCTCAGGACTTGATCTACAACGAAGGCTATACGGAGTACATGGAAAACACGAACGTTCTGGAGCTGTCCGAGCACTCCTGGATCTACGACTCAGGCATGTCGGCGGTCTCGGTCTTCGACAACATGGGCTCCGTTACAGAAGGATACTTCATCGCACCGTTTTCCTCTGCTCCGATCTACGGGAACGTCACGGCTTCCGGTCTGCAGATTATTTATCGAAACTGCAACGCGGCGGTGGCTTCCGGCATCGGATCGATTTCCGCCGTCCCGTATAAACACAGCGAGGTCACCATGAAGAGGACCATAGCAGCCTACCCGGACGGCCGGGATATCGCCGTAACTGACGCGACCCTGGTGACTGCTCAGAACTCCGCCATGATCCTGGACAGGATGGAGGCATACTACGGCTACGCCTACAAGGTCAAAGTCGACCTCGTGTCTTCCGGAGAGCGCTGCGGCGCGAAGTACGCCTTCACCAGCGCCTTTAATGAGGCACTGATCGGATTCCTCGGGAAAGCCTCCAGGACTGTAACGAAGATCGTGCGTGCCGCCTGTGAGTTCATCCTGGGCTACAGCCCTCCGCCGATCAACGCCGGTTATCACAACTATGTCGTGCTGAGCGGAAGCGGAATATGGGACGTCCCAGCAGACGTTTTCACCGCGCAGCGCCCAAGGATCCGCGTCGTACTGATCGGCGGCGGCCAGGGCGGCGCCAGCGGGTATGCCGGAGAAAAAGGCAAAGTCCCGTCAGAACCTTATTTCTCTCAGTATCTCTCTGCCGCAGCTCTGGGCGGCAATCCGGGCCAGCCAGGCTCACCCGGGCGCGTGCTCGAGTTCGAGATAGAGAACCCCGCGCAGTCGTACAGTTACGCCTGCGGCGCCGGCGGTGCTGGCGGAGCTGAGTCATCGTCCCATAGCTCGAACAACGCCGGCTCGAACGGCGGAGCGACGACTATCACAGACGGCACAAACTCCTACACATCGGCTAACGGCGTGATTCCGGACAGCGGGTATGTAAACCCCTTCAACGGCGACGCTTTTGCCAAGGTGTTCACAACGACCGGATGGGGGACAGGCAAGATCGGCGTCGGCGGTAAAGGTGGGTATGTCGATACCTACTCACCGGGCCGCCAGGCCGCCTTAATAGGCATCTATTACGAGAACACCGACTGCCAGATGCTCGTCCCCACGACAAGGTCGTGGACCCACGGCTCGTCCGGCACAACGTGGATTGACGACGGCGGCGCAGGCGCCGGCGGCGGCGGCGGATACGGCTCCAACGGGTCTAACGGCGGAAACGGCAAGACGACCGGGAGCGGAAGAAGCGCAAAGATCTACGGAGGCAACGGAGGCAAAGGCGGCGACGCGACGCAGACCCCGCCCAAAGCGACGACCTATAACCCCAAGTACTTCGGCTACGGCGGCCATGGTGGCGGCGGTGGCGGCGGTGGCGGGAGCTCTGGCGCCTGCAACAACCACGTCGCTGAGTATAGCGGAGGCCAGTGGGTCGAGTACGACATTACGAAAGTCAACGGCACCCCGGGCAACGGCGGCTATGGCGGCAGAGGCGGTGACGGCGGCGACGGATGCGTCATCATCTATTACTGAGGTGATCCCTTATGACGAGTCTAACGATTAACGGCACCCAGATCGCCAACTACATCAAGGTCGACGGCTTTGAGTGGCAACGCAACGACATCGATGGCAGCGGTGCCGGCAGATCCGTTTCCGGCAAGGCGATCCGAGATCTGGTCGCCACCAAGATCCGTCTCGATATCACTTGCAGGGAGCTGACCGGTGCCGAACGCGCCACGCTGGAGAACCTGGTTTTCGCGGACGAGTTCCTGACCGTCGAGTGCGACGACAATATTTTCCGCAGCCAGGCGCGGACCATGTACTGCAGCTCCATGTCCGGCGGATTCTCCCGGCGGGACTACGGCGGGACCGAATACTGGACGAGTGTCAAGTTTGTTTTGGTGGAGCAGTAACGTGTCCGAATCGGACACCCTTCAAGGAGGTTACCTATGAGCGCGAACAACATCATCGTCGCGGATTTTTCCGGCGGCATCAGGAAGACCACGGCGGCCACGCTGTGGCAGTACGACTATGGCCAGATCCTGCAGTTCAACGGGATCGACCTGCCGGTCTCCTATGAGGTGCACTTCAGCAACGACAAGGACGGCGGCTACACCAAGACCCAGATCGGCGACGAGGACGGCGTGGCCATCCCGGACGAGTATTTCCTGAGCGGGAAGCCGATCTACGCCTGGCTCTATCTCCACGCCACCGAGGACGACGGCGAGACGGAGTATCAGGTGACTATCCCCATCAACAAGCGCTCCAGGCCTGCGGATTACGCGCCCACGACCGTGGAGCAGTCGGCCATCACTCAGGCCATTGCCGCGCTGAACGCGGCCGTGACGGCCACTGAGGAGGCTCAGGGCAAAGCTGAGGCTGCCCAGGGGAAAGCCGAAGAGGCGCAGGGCAAGGCCGAGACCGCCCAGGGCAAGGCCGAGGAAGCGCAGGGCAAGGCTGAGGCCGCCGAGGCCGGCGTGGAGGCGGACGCCCTGAAGGCTGAGGGATATGCCGTCGGCAAGCAGAACGATTCCGACGTCGGCTCTGGTTCGCCCTACTATCACAACAACGCCAAGTATTACGCCGAGCAGGCCGCCGCTTATGAGGCCGGCGCCGAGCAGGCGATCGGCAATGCGAGAGACGCCGCCCTGGGCGCAATCGGCGATGCCAAGACCGCCGCCGTCGGCGACGTCAATTCCGCGGGCGGCACGCAGGTCGGAAGAGTGAACGACGCCGGCGCGGCGCAGGTCCAGGAGGTCAACTCTGCGGGCGCCATTCAGAAGGCTGCCGCGGAAGCCCAGGCCCAGGCAGCTGCGGCAGACGCCCTGAAGGCTGAAGGCTATTCCCTGGGTAAGCAGAACGGATCCGATGTCGGATCCGGATCGCCTTACTACCACGCCAACGCCAAGTATTACAAAGAGCAGGCGGCCAGCTCCGCGCAGGCGGCTGCGCAGGCCCAGGCCGCGGCCGAGGCTGCCATGGCCACCAAGGCCGACAAGGTATCCGGCGCGACTGCCGGAAACGTCGCTAAGCTCGACGCCAACGGCAACCTGGCCGACAACGGGAATAAGTACAACCCGGATCCCAAGGACGAGACCATGCCGCTGCGTGTGGGTGTGGATTCCTCCGGACGGCTCTGGGCCAGCGGCGACTCCGGCTCCGAGCGTTTCGGCGTGAAGGGCGTGGGCGGCGCATCCACGAGCCTGACCAGGCTGTGGGATGCCGTAGGCCTGACCTCGACGCCCGGCACCGACGACGCCGCAGGATCCTCCGGCTTTGATATCTTCCCGATTTTCAACAGGCGCAAGTGCGTGGGCACCTGGTCCCTGGTAGACGGCAAGGCCGTGTTCGCCGTGCAGGCTTATGAAGGCGACGCGGACTACGCCGAAGACGGCACCATGGGCGACTATGTGGCCGTGGATGTGCCGCCTCTGTATTGGTATCACGAGGAGACCACCGGCACGCTGGGCGTCTCCGGCGGCATGCACCCGGGCTGGGAACCGCACCCGATCTGCGTGGATAAGGACGGGAACGTCCGGGAGCACACCTACCTGCCGGTCTACGCGCTGGCTCTAAAGGACGGCCACGCGGTGAGCCTGCCGGGCTACGACAACAGCTTCGGCAACTACAAGAACCTCTGGGACGCCGCCAAGACCTACGGCGACGGGACGCTCACCAACAAGGCGATCATCGAGCCCAGCGTGGTGGATCACTACGAGTGGCTGCTCATGACCATCGAGTTCGCTACGACCAATATGCAGGGCGTTATGAACGGCGCGGTCTCCATGCCCTACAACACGAACCACACGATCACGGCCGCGCCCGGTGCGAACAAGATCGTCCTGACGGCAGCGATCGGCGACACCTTCACCGTCGGCCAGACGATCTATATCGGTGCAGACCATGGCGCCACACCCACCGGCGTCAGCGCGTACAACCATGTCACGGCAATCGAAAAGTGCGACGCCTCCGGAAACCTCGACGCCTCCGGCACTTACCGCCTGGTCACTTACGACGGCACAGACCGGACGTCCTCCATCACGGGCGGCACCACAAAGGTGTCCTCCCGCCCCTGGATCACCGGCGCGACAGCCGGAGCTGCGCCGAACCTGCCGGCTGTGCAGGGCCACACGGGATCCCCTCTCAGCAACTCCAACGGGCGGATGCCGTTCCGCTACCGCTGGCGCGAGAACGGCTACGGCAACCAGAACATGACGGCGCTGGATCTCTTTGACGCCCGCACAGCGGACGACACGTCCTACCATCTGGACTGGTACTACAACGACGCCCTGCGGTTTGACGGCGCTGCGCTGTACTATCCGTCCTCCACGTCGAAGCCGGACCTCACCGATCTGCAGACGGCCGCGAACGGATTCCGGAAGCTCACCACGACCACGACGAAGGAGCACTACGCCGACGGGTACATCAAGGAGGAGGGCTTTGACGCGGATCTGCCCTGCATCCGGGTCCCGACCGTGACCGGAAGCCCGGCGAGCGCCTCCGCGTATTACGCGGATTACGCCCTCCTCGTTTCTTCCCCCGCGGTGCGAGCTGTGCGGCGTCGGGGCTTCCTGCACTATGGCGCCACCTATGGGCCGCGCGCCGTCAACGCGCACTACGCCCCCTCGTCCGCGTACTGGTACTACGGGGCCGCCCTTTACATGGCCCAGTAGGGGTGAATTCACTGAGGCCGCAAGGCCGAAGAGAAGAGGGGCCACGGCCCCTCTCATAATAATAAGAAACTCGCATAAACCCATCCGGGACTGCGGTGCACGTCGGGAGGATCCCACTCTTCCCGCCAACCTCGTTAATTCCAACGCGGTGCGAGCTGTGCGGCGTCGGGGCAACCTGAACAATGGCGCCAACTATGGGCCGCGCTACGTCAACGCGAACAACGCCCCCTCGAACGCGAACTGGAACTACGGGGCCGCCCTTATCCCTACCAGTCACAACCCCAGCGGTTTGTCTCACATACTGGTGCGCTGCTTTTCCGGGGTCTCTGCGGAGATCAAAATACCATCCGACTGGATCGGCCTGGTAGATCATGAATCGAAAGCTGCGGCGCTCCCGGCGCCGGAGTACGGAAGCCGAAGGGATGAAAAAAGCATGAGGCGTGTCGCTAATATCTGGGATTCCTTCTGCAGCGTCGAGACCGCTGTGGAAGCCATATATCGCGGGACTGAGAATAAGCGCTCGGACCGGGTGGTCGTGAGGATCTTCGGGTACCCACGTCACCCGGACCGCGCCGGACAGCTGGACCCCGCGAAAGTGCACCATTATGCTGATCGACTTGTCGCTGAGCTCTCCGAGGGCAGATGGCGGCATCTTCCGGGAAAGAAGAGGCACATAGTTTCAAACGGAAAATCGCGCGACATAGAGATCGCCAGGCTCCGCGATCACATCGTGCAGTGGATGGCCATGCTGGCCGTCGAGAAGCACCTGACCGCACGGATGTACCGTTACTGCGTCGGCAACATGCCGCGCCGCGGCATCGAAGACGCCCGGCGGAACGTGGAGCGGTGGGCCCGGTCCGGCGACTGCAAGTACTTTGTGAAGCTGGATATCCGGCACTTTTACCAGACGGTGAAGCTGGACAAGCTCAGCGCCATGATGCACGACACGATCAAGGACCGCCGTTTCATGGCCGTCATGGACCAGATCATCTACAGCTCAGCTGAGCCCGGCGCGGAGGTTCCCGCCGGGCTTGCGATAGGATATTACTCCAGCCCCTGGCTGGCTAATTTCTATCTGGGCCCGCTGGACCGGTATATCACCGATCAGCTGGTGAAGACGCGCCGCGGCAAGCGGATCCGGATCGTGAAGCACTACCTGCGCTACGTGGATGATCTGCTGCTCCAGGGCAACTCCAAAACGGACCTGAAGCGGGCCGTGAAGAAGATCATGCAGTTCGCCGGCAGGGAGCTGGGCCTTGAGATCAAAGCATGCTGGGAGATCTGTGAGGTGGGCGAGCTGCTCCCTCCGGACGGCTCCGGCCGCATGAAGCTGAAGCCCGGCACCAAGCGGATCGACATCGTCGGCTACTGCTTCACAAGGACGAACACAACGGTCCGGGCGAGGAACTTCCTGCGCGTCCGCAGGCTGCTCCGGCTGATCGTCCGAAGGCTCACCCGAGAGCGCAGGATGACGCTGCGAAGCGCCCAGGCCGCGGTCAGCAGGCTCGGCTGGTTTTCTCATGCCGACTCCCGGTTTTTCCTTCAGAAATATGTGCAGCCGTTCATCGACGTAGGATTCATGAAGGAGGTAATCAGCTATGCGAGTAAAAACGGAATTGTCAGAGAGGCCGCCGGCGTTTACTGTCGACCGGTCAATGGGAAAGGCGGCTATCACATTCTACACAAACGTGGAGCAGCTGCAGCGTGAAGACGGGGAAGCCTGGAGCGCGATCGCGTGGTCGATCGAGCGGGACTGGACGGACAACATCGCGGAGAGAGTCGCCGCGGATCCGGACAAATGGTTCGCCATGGTCAGCGCAGAGTGCTATGAGGTCGCCGCGGCGGAGGTCCGGAAGATCCGCGACGAGCTGCTGCAGGCGAGCGACGCCTCCATGACCCTGGACAGGCTCGGGCTCGTGGTCCCGTCCGGGAGCACCTTCACGGCCTGGCTCAGCTTCCTGCGGGGCCTGGGCGACGTGCTGAAGGGAAAGGTGGCCGTCTATCGTCAG